TTTATTAGTTATACTTATTTCATTATTATTTTCAATACTTTCAATAATAACGTTTTTATTAAATAAATTCAATAAAAAATTTTATTAATATGAATATATTAAAAATATCTCGTAAGATCAACCTTTTGACGAGCTTTTTTTCTCCTTAAGCCAACTCTCCGGAATAACCTTCTCTGCCCATGGTATATCATGTTTATCACAATACATTGCATAAGTAGTTTTTGATCCTTTCCTTATTTTTGTTTTGGAAGATTGGAATACCATTCTAATATCTAATTCTGGATGTTGTTTTTTTATAAGTAGATGTTTCTTCCTATCTTCAAGAACCCATCGGCCTTTTGTTTCAACTAAGATGCCATTAGGTAATGTAAAGTCAATTGTATAAGTATGATTTGTTTCCGGCTTTATATAATCTATAACCGTAGTTTCATACTCAAATTTAATTTTATTTTCTTTAAGTTGGTCTGATACTTTATGTTCAAACCCACTTCGATAACCGTGTTTAATTGCATTTGCACGCAATTTGGATTTTGATCTCCATGCCATAACTAATTCCTCTATTTTATATAAATATTAGTAGTCCCAACGAACAATGAAATTCATATCGATATCTGGATTCTTTTGAATAGGCTGCGCTAACTTTGCTGTTGCTAACATTTCTGCTTTATCATTATATAAACCAATTGATGTAATATAAGGTTTTAATGTTCCGGATACAAATAATCCTTTACGCAATTCGCCTGGAGGTAATGTTGTTTGATTTGAATCGGAAACATTTCCATCCGTTACAGGCCTGTATGTCGAAGTAGGATTCATTGTAACATTGAATTGATCTTTTGGTACACGAACTAAACATTCATTTTCATAAATAGTATGAGTACCACGATATTTAACTTCCCATGTATTACCAAATATGCCTGACCCTGAATTATATTTAGGTAATGGAGATGATGCAACTACCTGGCCATTTTTGTGTAACACGTTACCCGCTATATTGGTTTGATAACATGAAGCTGATAAATAATGTTTGTTTCCTAAAGATGCAATGCCTGCAGCATTAACAGCATAATCATACATTCTTAGTTCTGCTATATGAAATTCAATACCATCTTGTCTCTCATTATTAGTATTACCTATTACAACATCAGCTATATTTGATGTAAAGTCTGGCAATGTTCCTGTTGTTCCTCCAGATCCAGTTACTCCATTTGCAAAAATTTCCAATTTGGATGCAGAATTTCTAACACATATATGTTGCCAATCTGCACTATTAATTGAAACTTCGCCGGTAGATACTAATGTTGCTTTCTTTCCATCACACGCTATAAACTCATATGTAAGTCCGCCGGGATTAACTTCATTAGCTACAATATGCATAGGAGTACGTATATTGTTACTTTCAAAGTTTGCAGCTGTCATTAATGGCGAACTAGCACTTCCATTTGGATTGTTATTCACAGTACGTAATTTACGTTTACCATCAACACTATCTAAATATGTTTCTTCTTTAACTCCCCATTTAGATAATATTGTATGTTCATCTGCACTATTATATTTATGCCAAAATGATATTGTCCAATCATCATGACGACCAAATCTATCAAATTTGTCATTATGTGGTATTCTGATATTATGTCCTGATGTGCCATCAAGCTTAGCAGCTAGACCGGACGGAGTTGCTGAAACAACACTACTAGTAACTTCAATTCCACTTACAATAGTTACTGAATTATTTATTATTGCAGATTTTTCTACTTTGTTTAATTTATAAGTTATGCCTTTTGATAATTCACCCAACTCATCATAATCATTAAACTTTCTATACAAATTATTAAATGACATATGAAAGAAATTTCTACTACTAGATGCAAATGTAGTTGTATCTATTATAGGGTCAATTAAATTTCCATTGCCATCATCATGTAGATTAATTGTCAACCCACTTATAGAAGATGTAACATTAAATGTTCCATGTTTTATTTTTTCTCCTACCTGACCATACGGTGCTGTAAATAACGATGCTGAATGCCATAAAAATCTTTGTTGAGTATCAATACTTAAAAAATCTGCAGATTCAGCTGGATTATGGTTACGATAATACTTATGGTTAATCGCATTCCACATTACATGTTGATTTGTATTATCATCTGAATTGATCGGAAATGTTCTATCTCCTACGCCTTGACCTGTATCTCCATGAATATGAGGGACATGTTTACGATAAATTGCATTATGTCGAAAATAACCGTCGTTGTTAGAAAAAGTGCTAGATAAAACTTTATAATGTTTATAAGTCTTTACTGGCCTTTGCTGAAAATCATTTGCCTTGATTGGCTGAAATACTGACGGTATAATTGGCATATCATCTTACTAATTTAATTTAGAAGTCTAACTTAACTTTAATAAGAGCTTCTCTTGTATAATTTTTCAATAATGGTTGGGATAGTTTTGCAGTCGCTAACAACTCTCTTCTATCATTATACAACCCTACAGTTGTTATATATACTTGCGGATCTTGAACCATTGTTCTAAAAAATAATTCTCCTAATGAACCTGTAACAAATGATGGATTATTTGAATAATTATATTCTGCATTTTTAACTCTTACAAAATAATAAGTCGACTTAACTTGTTCAGAAGACCTTGCTTGAATACCACCATTTACTCCTGCAGGCGTTAATGCATTAGAACCATTAATAGATGTAAATAATTTTACTGTATTATCGCCTTGTACTCCAGAACCTGTTACAGAATTAAAATTAACTCCACCTAATGATATGTCTTTATTTAACACCTCACCATTTAATATTGCAACTCCATGTTGTGGATATAACAATCCATAATATACTGGCGATGTTGAATTATGAATAGTTGTTCCTTCATCAATTGAACCAGAAACTAAATTATATACTAAACCTCCCTCTGATACACTTCCTCCAGAAGTTACAGATGAATCATCAATTATTTGAATGAAATTACCTGTTCCCGATAATTTAACATTAGATCCGGTATGTGCATTATTTGTAAATCCATTAACTATACCACTAGGAGCTGAACCAGATAGTTGTGCTAGTGACACTTCAAAGTTACCCGGATCTAATTTTTCTCTAACTCTTGCTCTATTGAAGTTTAATATATATATTTCATTTGTATCTGTACCATTAATTGTAAACTTTTTATCATTCGGGGCTAGCAATAATTGTGCATATTGTTTATATATTGCTCTACTAGGAGTATCATTATTCAAATTTCCTGTTAAATCTTTCGAACCTGATCCATTAAAATGACCATATGCCATAGACAATTCTGAATTGGCATTATTATTAGATGCAGGATCTCCCGTCGAAAATATTTCTTGTATATATGTTTTTTGGGTTGCGGTAAGATTTGATGAAGTAAACATAGAAGTTAAACTTCCAGTATTGCCTGCAAACAAGCCTCTCGTAACAGTCTCTATATTATTAGGCAATACATCATCAGTAGGATCGAAGTTAGTATATATACGTCCTAATCTTTGACGTGCTTTTGCTTGTTCACGTTGTCTAATAATCTGATCAGCTAATTGTCTAGCTAAACTTTCAACTTGAGATGTAGCAGAAACCGGATTATTTCTTCTAAATGCTACCGGGCCTCTTCTACTTATTCTTCTGTTATATATTGCCATTTTTATTTCCCTTTATTATGCTTGTGGTTGTCCTACTGTTGCAACCTCAACTTTCTTAACTGTTAATGTTACAGAAGCTCTACCACCAGTCTCATTACCAATAAACAATATTGTAACTTGTTTATCAGCACTCAATAACTCTTTTGCAGTTATTTCAAATTGAGTACCTGATACTGTAATTGATTGAGCTGCTTCCGAATCTCCTATAAATTGTGGAACTGATGCAGCAGAATTTCTTGCTCCTCTTGTTGCAACAATATCAGCACAATCCGAGTCAGATAATATTGCCGTATATCCAAAACTTCTATTTCCGCCACCAAAGTTAACTGTGGATGGAGTTATTGTTGTAGACTCATTTGCATTTAACTCAATGTTGTTTTGTGCAACTCTTACAACAGGTATACGTGCAGTCCCTTTTGGTAAAGTAACTAATTTATATTTTAGCATCTGTGTCTCATCTGCTAATGCTTCAACAACTGGCATATTTTCAATAGCCGCGCCATAATACGCAGTTCCTAGCGGATGTTCTGGATTATATAAATCATAATCGATTTCATCATCTGCTAATGCAAATTGTTTAATTTTAAATTCGTCTCTACCTCTTGCTAAAAGTTCTCTTCCTTTTTTAGTAAGTATTGCATCGACCGTAATTGTTGAGTTATTTAAGTATCCCATTGTTATTCCCTATCTTTTTAATAAATATGCTTATGCATAAGTTTATCTAACTTCTAAATTACCTGGATTTGTTACATTTGGCTGATTATTAAATATTAACGTATTTGGATTAGTTTCAAATATTTCTACAACCGGTTTTAGTGATAATGCATTAATAGTAGTAGGCAGATTAATTCCAGGTCCTGTTAATCTGCATCCCTCATACTTTAAATTTTCTGTCGATCGGATAAAATCGTCCATATATCCTGTTTCATCTAAACTTCTAGAATAATTATATTTACTAGGCACGCCCATTCCTAATGATCTACTAACTTCAGTAAATAGATTCCTAGCTCGTTTGTTTAATAAAGCACTCCCAGAATAATGTAATACATCATGTTTAAATATACTACTAGGTCTTTGATCAAGTATAACACTACCCGTCGGCGAATATGTTAACGGCGACAATGTACCAGTTATTTCCATTGCCAATCCTAAAGCAGTTGCTTCGGCATAATTTGTTTGGTACGGAAATAATGTATAAATATGTTTATATGTACTACTTTTATAAGGATCGCCGTTAGATAATGTATGCATATTTGCCAAATAATTACCAGTATCGGAATAACCACTACTGCCTACATTATATACTTGTACACTATCAGTGACCGTTACAGGAGAATCTATACTAGCTGATAATAAGAGTGTATCACCAGATACATTTTTCACCGGATCTTCTATACGACTATCATATTGAGGATTACTAACCTTAGGCTTATCTGCTAACTTAACTTTTACTCTTTCTAATGCATGTGGTTCAATTAATAATCCCATTGACTCATCAACACGTTCCGGTAACAATTGTTTTATCTGACCAAATAATGAATAATCGAATTGACTAAAGACTCTTAAATATGCATTAATATCATTCTTATCAGAATACTTTTTCCAATATTCTTTTGAAAAATGATATAAATCTGGATAATTAAATGTAAACTCATGATCCGGATCTCCTACATAATCATCTAATGCTACATCGCCTATATGATTAAATATTTCTTTATTAATTTGATCAGCCGCTGAATAAAATAATCCTAACTTATTTGTATCGATTGGAGCTCTATCGAATCTAGATTTTTCACTAGTCGACTTTGGAGATAAAGTACGAACCAATTCATTATCTTCTAATCTAATTTTTTGTGATCTAGGAACATTTCCTCCTAATGAAACTCCTTGTATATAATATGTTTCTTCTACCGGTTCATAATTTCCTCGCTGTACATTTGTAGGTACTGGAAAATTTGACATTGTAGCATATGTACTACCTGAATCTATAAGATTATCATATGGCGTTTGTGCATCTATTATTGATTGAGCCGGATGTGATGATGATATTATATGATATGATGAATCGGAATGATCGACAGCATTTAATTCAGTGCCTAAAGGATAATGTCTTATCAATGTATCATATGATGCTGTCGGGTCAAGTCCGGATACATATGACGAAGGATTTGTTGTATGCAAATCAAATGCAGTTTGTCCTATATCTTCCAACCACTCCCTATACTCTTGCATTGACCCAGAGAATGTTAATAGATTAGGCGTATTATCATTAGAAAAATTAATAGAATCATTTCTTTCTAAAAATCTTCTTAAGTTAGTATTTACTTTATACTGATCTTTTGTACCCCCCGTTCCAGGAAATCCTCCTAAATATGCTTGTCTATTATCACTATCAATATGCATTGCATTCCAGCCATATCTATGCGCGGCATCTGTTGGTGTATATGATGCACTAGCTCGATGAATGATTTTATCATCTATATAATCTGATGCCTGTTGTACTTGTATATGATATGTTGTATTTAGATTTGCACTTGTATTATAAATTCCAGAGTCAGACCCTGTAGCTTGCCAAAACCATCTCAAGTTCCAAAAATTACCATCATATAAAGGTACCCAATCTGTTGATCCTGTTGCTGGTTGGTATTGACCAAATGCCTTTCCGTGGGAGTAAACAATCCTACCATATTGATCTGAACCAGAATACGACCCTGTATATTCTATTGCTATTTGAGAATTAATTCTAGCATCAGCAGGACCGGTAACAAGGTTTGCATTTGACAACAACAACATGCTTTCTTTAATTGCTGGCTTAAATCTAATCTCTTTTGTTTGTGGAGGAATTTTATCTCCAGAGCTTAAATATGGTCTTACAAAACCCCATGTCCCAATATCTGTTGTATAATCTCGTACACCATGTCTAATATGAGGCGATGTTATACTATCTAACGATGCCCCTTTAAATTGTAATGCATATGAAAATCTATCTTCAATCAATGTTGGAGTATCTTCATCTACTTTAGGACCACCATATTCTCTTATACTCAATAAAGTCTGAGGAATACCATATGTATTCATTAACGCTTTAATTGACCTTGCAGTACCTTTTGTTTTAAGTAAGTATGGCAAGTTGTTAACTATCCTTCTCCAAATCTCTGTTGTAATCTCTTCATCTGGTTTAGAAAATAGATCACCGGTTGTTGCATATGCGCCAGACCCAGAATCAACTCCTAGTTTATACTGCCATAATTGAGATGCTTGATTTCCGTTTTGGAGCTTCCATCCTAACGACTCTGCTATTTGATATAAAGTGTCTTTACTTTGACCTAACTTAGGATGTTCTTCTGGTTTGTATATCTTTGTTAAATTTTCAATATGAGTATATAAAATATCATAGTGATGACCAATCATATTAACAAACAATTCATATTCACTATTATTACTATCTAACCTAATATGATCGGGTATTGATCTTTGTAAAGAATTATTATTCTCAGTATCATATAAAGATGCGGTTGCATACCAGCCATCATACCAAGAAGTTGCTAAACTAGATGTCGAATGATGTAAATAATATTTACTACCAGAAAGATATTTAGGATATGATTCTAATCGATAATGATTTGATCCTATAAATCCTCCCTCTGCAGCATATATTCCATCGATATTTGTATTATCCGAATATACTGTTTGGTTAGTAAATATACTAGAAGTAGGATTATTATATAACCATCGTTCAAATCCATCAAAATTGCCAATCACTTCATTTTTTCTTTCCCTATTAACAGCTACATTGCCTTCAAGAGCATTTGCATCAGTACCAGTTGCTGTTTCTAGTGTCTTAATACGGCCATCATAATATTCAACTAATCCTAATTTGTATTTGAAATTAGCCAATCGCTCTGTAGCCGATGAAAAATGAATAAAATTTTGAAAACCGGAATAATCAATATTGACAGCTTGTCCTAGAGAGCCTGAAAATATTCGATCTACTATTTGTTGTGACGTTGAAGTATTGGCATCTAATAAACTATTCCATGTTTCGAAATCTGTCTCTGTTATAGTACCTTTGGAAACATCTATACCAAAATTTGGACCTAATAATTCCCGACTTCTCGAATCAGATATACCTGGACCTACTAATGATATATTATCAATATATGCATCTGATAATTGTTCTATTGTCCATAATTTATCTTTAACATTAATGTTGTCCGGAAGTGGTTTATATAACCTAACAACAAAGTCATTTTCTGATTGCCAATCTTTCTGATTAATTATTTTTAAAATTTGATTGTTGCCTAAATTAAGTGCAATATCATCAGATAAAGGTCTTTCAATAACTGTTTGTAATATAGCATTACCATTTTGATCTAATATTAGTTCGCCTTCTTCATCTTTCTCATATACCTTTTCTGCATACTGTCCGGAACCAAAACTATCAATATATTCTGCTACATCTATATCTGCGTCTGGAAATGCTTGAATCCAAACTTCACGACGATCATCAGATATTTCTTTTATCCAAAGTCCTGGGTCTTCTTTCGATCCTAATAAATCTTTGTATACATTTACTACAACTTCAAATTGGCCACGTTCAATTCCTAATGACTGACATGCCTTGCCATAATTAATAAACAATTGGCCGCGCTTAACATCAAAATCATCTATACATCCGCCGGTTATATAATCGGATTCTGACCCTATTGTATATAAATGTATTTCTACAATCGGACGTTGTTCCGGTAGAATGCCTTTAAGATCTAGTTTTAATATATCTAAATCTTCCTCATTCCAAACAACACCACGTACGGCGCCATTTGTTTCTTGTATTTCTTTTATATTTGAAAATCTATCTAATGCCATATTTAAACTTTTGGTATATAATTATCAAATGTACATCCAGGTACATATTCGTTCAAGATGTTTTGTGGACCTCGAGGCCAAACTAAGCCATACTTTCGTTTCTTTTTCCAAAAGTTACCACTCTTATAAACTCGTTTTCTTAAGTATTGAATTGCATTATATTGGCCTTTCAACTTCTTACTTAAATAAATATCTATCTCTGACTTTAATTGAGTCCCTAATGAGTATAAGCCTGTATTATTTAATTCATCAACCATGGTTTGTACGGACAACATATATTCATATATTTGTTCGAACTCTTCGGCAGATGTCGCATCTAATAATGCTTTATCTATACCATCCATTCCGTCATATAACTGAGTGATTATATCTGCAATATATGGTATTGCCGTATCCGCGGCATCAGCTGCTTGCTTAAATCCTTCTACATGATCATCAATTTCATTCAATATACAAGCTTGTAAATACCATTGATCGTCAATAAATCTCCATGGCGGTAAATCATATTCATCAGCTGGAACTTCTCCCATTAATGCATCTGTCAATATTAATGCTCCTGCTAGTGCTGCAACACCTATTGTAATAGGATTAGTTGCTAATGCACCTAATGTTGCTCCTAAGGTAGGACCGGCTGCGGAAACTACTATGGTCGGTAATATTGTAACTCCACTTGCTGCTAACGATGCCGCAAATGCTGCTTGGCCTGCAGCTGCTACCGCGACACTAATTTGTCCAGCTAAATAAACTCCTGCTCCCGCTGCTACAACCGATCCTGCGCCTATACCAGCTTGTGCTCCACCAGATGCCCATGCCATAAATTTATCACGCTGAACTGTCTTCATCCATTTATATTTTTCAACTAATTGTTTTTCTTGTGACTCATTCAGTGAAGATTTAATACCAACTCTTCTTTTACATACTTTAAATAATTTAGTATCTGATGTTTTTACTTTTATTTTGTCTTTACCTGGCCAAGTTTTCTTTTTAATATATTTCCATTTACCATCTTTCGATAACATTACTCTATATAAAGGACTTTTAGGTCCTAACATTTTTACAACATAATCTCCATAATCTGATGGCAATGCATCTTGTTGCGTTTTAGCTGATACAACTTTAGAAACAATTGAAGGCCATAATTCATATATCTGTTCTTTTATAGCATCAATCTGCTCTTGTTCAATTGCTTGTGCAATTAAATCTGCATACTGTTGTTCTGGATAATATTTTATTGATCCTGCAGGTTCATATGGTTGTAAATAATCTATTTCGAATGACTGTTGTCCATTTGAAAAATTATCTAAGTATTCTTGATACTCAGGAAAATCTAATCCGGACCTCCCATCATCATCTGCTTCTATAATATGAGGAAATGCATTCCATAATGGTTCAACTTGTCTAAACATATCAGAATTAGAATCCGGATTTTGTACATCATTTGTAGAAGGCGTTCCTCCACTAGGTTGAACTACAGTAACACCTCCCCCATCAATCAATAACTGAATATATCCACTAGTGCCATATCTGCCTTGACCGGGCTGATAATTAGATAAATCAATTTCATTGACATATGCATACAACTTCATAGTACGCCCATCAGTTACTCGTTTCCAGTGACCATTAATCATCATTCTTAAATTAAAGACAGCATCATCCGATTGAATTGATGTACCCATACTTACTTGTTTACCCACATAATCTGGAGAAGGCCAATCTGCAATAATCATTCTGCCTTCATGAATTTCACGTAAACTTTCACGATATGTTTGTTTTTGAAATACTCGATCAAAATATCGATCATTAGGATCTTGTTCTTGATATATATCTGGCGGTAAAGCATTTCCATCTTCATCAACGCCGCTACGGCCATCTACGGACCGCATACTTTCAGGCTTAATATAATCTCCAGGATCTCTTAAAAAAGGAGCCTTAGGTCTATAACCAGATCTAAATCTTATTTGTGGTGTCCAATCACTATCACGTGTTGGCAATGATCGAGCTCTAAACTCTTCTAATTGTGAAATATCATCGTCACCATCTTCATCTAATTCTACGCCTGGACCATACGTGACATCATCTTCAGCGACACCATCTAATAATAAGTCAAATTCTTTCATTTGATCAGATGTGGCTTCTGTAATTGCATCATATGATAATCCTCTTTCAACTAGCATTACTTCTAATGTCTTATATGTTGGTATTGCATATGCAACTCCATTTCGCACAAAAAACACACAGAACGGATTGAATTCATCATCATCATCTGATATGTTTTGAGGGCCTTGGTCGATATACATATCATGGACGTCAATCAAATCAACATCTGAATTTACTAAAAATAGTCCGGTGACTTTGACTGGAGCAGCAAATTCAATATCTCCTTCTTCATCATCTTCAAAATACTCCCACTCTTCATCAATCAGATCATCTAAGATATCCTCATCTACTGTCGGATATGATTTAACTAATGGATATGTAGCAAATTCCTTTTTTTCTGTCGATACATCTAATACATTTTTTTCATTACGAATTGCTGGATCATATAATTTAGGAGATACCATATCTTTAGAAGACTTAAAACTATTTCTAGCTTGTGTATCTGGACTATCTGACATTAGTTTATCATTTGCATAAAATATATCATCCGGATATTCATCTTTCATGATACTTAATAGCATCTCGTTTAAATCAGGTGTGGTAGTTTCTTCCTTACTTGATGCAGCAGTGTATCGATTATTTGCAACCTTTATTTCCGACTTATTTTTTTCACTTGCCATATTAGTTCACTACCTTAAAGTAAAAGTCATCATATGTTTGTATATCATATGATCTTCTACATGTTAACTTTATTTTATAATATCTTTCTGGCATAAAACTATCCATTCTTAAATCAAAGAAGTTGCCATCATTATCATTACTAATCTTAGTTGTTGAATTGCTAAATATTTTTTCATCTTGCACTA